TTTTCGCAAATAAAATGCCGTCCACAAATCCAAGCTGCAATGCCTTTTTCGCATTCAGCCATGTTTCATCGGACATCATTTTGGCAATCTTGGCACGGCTGAGATGCGTTTTCTGCTCATATGCGTTGATTATGGATTCCTTAACTTCCTCCAAAAGTTCAATCGCTTTTTCCATGTCGGATTTGTTGCCAGATGCTAAACACGCAGGATCATGTACCATCAGCATTCCGGTTGGTGAAATCAAAGTTTCATCGCCAGCCATTGCCACGACTGATGCAGCGGATGCAGCAAGAGCGTCGATTTTTACTGTAATTTTGCCCTTATGATTGCGGAGCATGGTGTATATCTGACTTGCGGCGAACACATCGCCGCCTGGACTACAGAGCCAAACTGTTAGATTTCCGGGATGTTTTGAAAGTTCATCCTTGAAAATTTTTGGTGTGATCTCATCTCCGTACCATGTGCTGTCTGAAATAGGACCTTCAAAATACAGCTCTGTTTCTCCGCTGTCTTCATTTTTAATAAAGTTCCAGAATTTCTTCATTCTGTTGTTTCCTCGCTTTCTGTAGATTTTGCAAATGCACCTGCGTCCTGTAATTTTGTAAACGAACCGTTACACAAGTATAAGTCACCACCTAATTCAATAGGAATACGGTTCATATCCTCCAGTTCACGAATATCATTCGCCGACATCCAGCCATTCTGTCTTGCTGTCGCATATCCCTGCATTCGTGAAGCATAATCGCCTCGAAGCAATCCTTCAACATTGAATTTGATAAAATACTGCCCTTTTTCCGAATCGGAAAGCAGTGACTTCTGCAAACTCTGTTCCCAGCGAACAAGCCATGGATCGAGAGTGTATTTCACGAACTCAAGGCTTTGCTGCTCGATGTTGCTGAATGTTGCGTGTTCAAGGTCACCAATCATATGGAGAGGTACACGATAAAGTCGTGCGATTTCTTCCACCTGAAACTTTCTTGTTTCCAAGAATTGAGCTTCATTGTTGGGAATGGAAATCGGTGTATATTTCATGCCCTCTTCCAACACACAAATGCGGTGAGCATTATGAGTACCGCCGTATGCTTTCTGCCATGCGTCACGCACTCGCTCCGGATTTTTGATTACGCCTGGATGCTCCAGAACGCCGCTTGGACTTGCACCATTAGCGAAGAAGGTTGACCCGTATTCTTCGCAGGCAAGAGAGATTCCTATGGCATTTTTAGCAAGTGCAATGGGAGAATATCCAACTAATCCATCGAAACCAAGTCCGGGGATATGCAGAACATTTTCTGCTGTCAAAACAATTTCACCTTGGTCTTTCAGATTCGGATTTGCCTCGTCATATCGGCTGTAAATGTATATCAGACGATTTCGTTCATCACGGTCAACCTTGATTTTGTCAGGCATCAAAGGATATAGTCCAATAACATCTCCACGTCCGTTTCGGATGATTTGAGCGTAAGCATTTCCGTAAATCAGCAGATGCGACATCAGCGTTTCACGGAAAATAAAGCTTGTCATTTCGGGATTTGGTTGGTCGTGGAGCAAAAAATATAGCGGGTGCATCGGCACTCGCTCTTTTCCATTGTTTGTGTATTTGTAGACGTGAAGCGGCAGTTGTGCGATCGCTTCACTTAAAACTCTCACGCAGGCATACACAACTGTGTGCTGCATTGCCGTGCGATCATTGACTCGTTTTCCGCTGTTACTCCGTCCGAAAAAATAGCTGTAGGATGGTGAGTCGTAGCTGTTTTGAGGAGCATCTCTTGAATGGAAAAGTTTTGTAATAAAATTCATGTAATCACCCCTTGACAAAGTTGGTAATATACTGTATAATGAATATAGGATAAATCCTATATAGAAGGAGAATAAAAATGCAGGATTTTGACATCATATTTTATGATAAGCCTGACGGTACGGAACCTGTCAAAGAATTTTTAGACAGTCTTGATGTAAAAATGAGAGCTAAAATGCTTCGTACCATAGTCATGCTGCAAAAGAATGGGTATGAATTGCGTGAACCGTATTCTAAGGTTCTTAGCGATGGAATCATGGAGTTACGAGCAAAGGTAGGTTCGGACATATCAAGAGTTTTGTATTTCTTTGTCATTGGCAGAAAAGTAGTCCTGACAAATGGTTTTATAAAGAAAACGCAGAAAACACCCAAGGAAGAATTAGAACGTGCGAAACGCTATAAAGAAGAATATCTGAGCAGAAAGGGGAATGGTGAATTATGACAAACTTCAATGATTATCTTGCACAGCAGCTGGAAGATCCTGATTTTAAGGGAGAATATGAAGCTCTTGAACCTGAGTTTGCAATTATTCAGGCAATTATCGATGCACGCAAATCTTGTGGAATCACACAAAAGGAGCTTTCTCAGAAGTCTGGAATTGCACAAGGTGATATTAGCAAATTGGAGAATGGTAATGCCAATCCATCTCTGAGAACGCTTCAGCGCCTGGCGGAAGCTATGGGAAAAACACTGAAAATTGAATTTATTTAACTTGAAGAACGGACGGAAAAATCTGTCCGTTCTTTGTTATAAAATCAAAAGATCCCTCTCATCATAAACACTTGTACCGGAATCACCAATACCACAGCGAATCGCACGGTCAAGAGCCATAATCAAGGCAACCGCACCATCAATTTTCTCTGTGGATTTTTCTTTATCCGGCTTTATGTTTCCAGCTGGATCACGCTTGATGAAAATGTTGTCCATGTTCCAGCGTAGAACCGGATGCCCGTTGTGGGCGAGTTTCTGCTCTAAAGTCAGCTTCATAAGTTCCTTGGTAGGCGGCGACATATCTCGATAACCCTGACCGAATTGCACCAGTGTGAATCCCATATCTTCGAGGTTCTGCGACATCTGCACGGCACCCCAGCGGTCAAAGGCAATCTCTTTGATATGAAATTTCTTTCCCAGTTCATCAATGAAATTTTCGATAAAGCCGTAATGCACAACATTGCCATCGGTAGTTTTCAGGTAGTCCTGTCGTTCCCACAAATCGTATGGAACATGATCTCTGCGAACTCGCAGGGGAAGCGTTTCTTCCGGCAGCCAGAAATACGGCAGAACATAGTAAAAATCGTCCTCATCAGTTGGAGGAAAAACAAGTACAAACGCCGTAATATCTGTTGTGCTTGAAAGGTCAAGACCTCCGTAACAGACGCGTCCGGCAAGGTCATCTTCATCAAATGCAACTTTGCATTTATCCCACTTTTCCATCGGCATCCACCGTACAGCCTGTTTTACCCATTGATTCAGGCGAAGCTGACGGAACGCATTTTCTTCACCGGGAGTTTCCTTTGCAGAGTTACACGCAGCCACAACCTTATCCATTCCGATAGTTTTATCAAGGCTCGGATTAGCCTTTTTCCAGACTTCTGGAGAAGTCCAGTCTTCCGATTCATCTGCACCATAAATCACAGGATAAAAAGTCGGGTCATGTTTTCTTCCTTCAATGATGTCTTTGGCTTTCTGATGTTGTTCATAGCAAATTGAATTTGTGTCCGTTCCAGCAGTTGTAATTAAGAAGTACAAAGGTTGCATACGTGCATCGCCTGAACCTTTTGTCATAACATCAAAAAGTTTGCGGTTAGGTTGCGTGTGAAGTTCATCAAAGACTACACCGTGAATATTAAATCCGTGCTTGGAATAAGCCTCAGCGGAAAGTACCTGATAGAAACTATTGGTCGGAGTGTAAATAATTCGCTTTTGAGATGTCAGAATTTTTACTCTTTTCGATAGTGCAGGACACATTCGCACCATATCTGCGGCAACATCAAAAACAATGGCAGCCTGCTGTCTGTCAGCAGCACAACCGTAAACCTCGGCACGTTCCTCGCCGTCACCGCAGGTGAGGAGCAATGCAACGGCGGCAGCAAGTTCTGATTTGCCATTTTTCTTCGGTATCTCGATGTATGCCGTGTTGAACTGCCGATAACCGTTAGGTTTGAGAACACCAAATAAATCACGGATGATCTGCTCCTGCCAGTCGAGCAATTCAAACTTTTTTCCTGTCCATGTGCCTTTGGTATGGGAAAGACACTGAATAAAATTGACGGCATAATCTGCCGACGCTTTGATGTATTTTGAATCTTCCGCCATAAAGCGTGTCGGTTTGAACTTTGCCATTGTATCCACCTCCAATCGGCATTAAAAAAGACCTGAAAAATCAGGTCTGAAACACTATTTTTGAACACCCCTTGGGGCGTTTTTTATTGAGATTCCTCTTCCATTGTAACCATATTACCATAAAAACCTGCTAAAAAAAATCAATAGGCAAAATGCACAAAATTGAAAAAATTTAAGTTGTAAAAAAGCGTACAACAATACTGACGTAAGAAGAAAATTTCAAACGCCGCATAATTTTTTAAATTATCTGTAAAATCATAACTAAGAATACAGCTCCATAACTTTACCATAATAGACTCGAAGAAATTTATTGAGACCTGCAATCATAGCTTCTTTGCCGGATTTACCCTCGCTGCGTTTTTTCTGTATGTAGTCATAGACAGCATTGTTGACAGGTTTGTGTTTAATCAAAGACTGCATAATTTCATAGCCTGTTTTTCGGAGATATTTGTTTCCACGTTTTGAAATATGCCGTTCTGAAGCGTTGAAATTGCCCGACTGATAAGGAGGAGAGTCAATGCCTGTATAGGCAATAAGAGAGTGCTTGTTCCTGAAACGGCGTACATCACCAATTTCAGCGATAATACGCGGAGCAAGAGTTTCGCCAATACAATCCATTTCTTTATACAACAGAATATTCAGGCAGGGTATTGCAAATTTCCTGCATCTGTGCTAAAATGGTATTGCGTGATTCCTCAATCGAGTGAATCAGTTTAACAGCTTCACTGACAGCAATTTTGACGGATTGGGAGTCAGGAAGCACAGGGATACCATTTTGAGCAAGGGCAAAGATTTCTTTTGCCTTACGTTCGTTGCAGCGGTATCCCTTTTTTCTTTGCCCATCTGCAGTAATCGGATGTGAATTTCTTTTCGCCCATATCAAGAATTTTCTGAAAATGAGTGTATTTTGAAACAAACTCTGTCAGTTTGTGATTACTGCCCTGATCTGTCAGAATATTGCTCACTCTCGGCATAACACGATCAAGAAGATTACTGAAGTTTACTTTTGCTTTTACAAGTAGTTCGGTAGTCTGATAATACTGACGTGCAAGAAAGCGAAGTTCTTCATATGTATTGGGTGCGGAATAAGCCTATACAAGTTCAGTCCAGTATGTAAGTCCGAATGATGCAATTTTTAAAGCATCAATTTTATCAGTCTTTGCACGTCGTATACTTTGTGAACAGAATTTTTTCATTCGCAGTGCATTGATACAGCAGACAAAGATTTTATGTGAAGACAGGTATGCTGCAACAGGCAAATGATAATGACCTATAGTTTCCATGACAACTCTTGTTTCCTCGTCAAATGAATTGATGAGTGAAATAAGATTATCAAGTTCATCGGCAGTGTGTTCAATTTCATAAGGCGGTTTGATAACTTCTCCACATGGTTTTAAAATGCAGACAGTACTTTTTCCCTTTGATACATCAATTCCTACGCTGATCATAATGATTCCTTCTTTCTGAAATTTTGTAATGTTTCCGCTCAGGAGCTTATTAAAATTCATTTTGGTTAGTTACACGAACGCTGCCATGAGCTTGCATAGCAGGTACAACCTGCTTAATCGAATTTTATAACAAGAAGGCGGCTGACACTTTTTATGACGAACGCTGAGTTCTAAAGCAAGTACATCAGTCCATTACCTTCTTATTATATCAAAATAAGCATAGTCTGTCACTACCGTACTCATCCGTAGTTTGGACTATGCTAATATTGTACCAAAAGCAAGGATAGCAAGTCATTTTGGAATCATAAACTACACAAAAATAAGCCGGAAAATCTGTGATAATTGTACCGCCGGAGGAAACGAAAAGGCTGTACGAGAAACAGGTCTCAGCTGTCGCTTCGGTCGGTGCTTCTGCCTACGGCAGAGGTGTCCACTGGACACCCGCACCCCTCAGGGCTGCCGATGTTCTCAGGCTCTTACAATGTTGAAGTCGTCGATTCTGTAACCGTTCTTTTTGATGTAGCTGCAAAGCCAATTATCTGCTTTGGCAGGGCTGTCGAATTCCTTAATTGTTCTCCAAACCAGCTTTCCGGGTTTCTCCGCTGTAAGCGCCTTAACTTTCCATGTTTTTGCCATTTTCGTTTCCTCCAAAAAATTTTTCCGTAGGGTTTTATCCCTTTCGGTAATTACATATTACCATACTGTCAGGCACTATGCAAGCGGCTAAATGTACAGAAAAATCGAGGAAAATTAGCCTTAATAATTGTGTGATATACACCATTGAAACAAGGTGGAAAGGGGCATTTTTTAGCCCCAATCCGTTACTCATACTCTTTTAGGAGAATCGCAAGCGCCGTTTTGGCTTCAATTGTCTGCGGCGGAATGTCCAGCCCTCTGTCATAGTTATAAACGATCTCGCCATTCTGCTTTAACATCAACTTGCTGATTCTGCCCTCGTTGATTCCGTAAACGCTGTCCTCGTCAAAAACCTTTGCCCAGTAGTGAACCGCCGTGTATTTGCCGTCCTTGTTCGGTACTCCGATTGTTCCTTCTTTCCACATAATGAAAACCTCGTTCTTTCGTAATTTTCGGAGCGTTTTTCGCTTCCGTTGTGTAGTATATTAGCATAGGTTTCGAGATACATCAAGTGGCTAAAAGTACAGAATATCGGGAGAAATCAGCTGCCATGATTGTTGGTTATACACATTTGGAAAAACGTTTCAGGGCGGTAATCCGCCCCTGCGTTTTGGTATTTTATACTTTAAGCATTCCATCCTCAGCAAGTTCATTGCAGGTTTCTTCAAGAATCTGCTCCAACTCATCCCAGGAATCACAAATCCAGCGTGGAGTACCGTAGGGAGCGTTTCTCCCGTCGCCATGCTCGGTAAGGCAAAGGCTTTCATCCGTCACTACAAGACGTTCTTTATACTCGAAAATGAATGCTGTACCCTTGAAGTATTCCCAGCAGGCTTTTGCCTTGTCGGAAAATTCGCTCGGCAGTGCAAGTTCAACTGCTGATCTTTCGTTTTCGTGATCGTTCATATCCACCGGTCTGTAGCCTACAATCATGTGCGTGTCGGGTCTCAAAAATTTCATTTGTTTTTCCTCCGTATTTCGTGGTTTTCGGTGCAGTTCTCCGCTTCCGTTGTACACAGTATACCACATAGTGTGAATGATAGCAAGCGGCTAAATCCAACGAAATATCGAGCAAAAACGGCTCTCGTAATTGTGTAGTATATGCCTTGCCGCAGCAGCTGTAGCCGTTCACTGAAAACACCTCGCAAGACCATTTTTACCCGGGATTTCATGGGATATCACGGGGAATACGGGGATGTGATTATACTTAGAGGAAACTTTCAAGGGACTTTGAGGAACTGAAAGAATCATAAAATCATATAGAAATAGACCTCTTGACATATCATCAAGAGGTCTTAAAATTATCATTGAGAAACTTTTTAAGTTCCTTATAAAGTTTAGGATTCTGTTCTTTCATAACTTGATATATCATATATTGAAACTCCGTTACACCGTTTTCAAGTATTGAATTTGTTTTAGCATCCATGTTTCTTTTATACGCAACGGCTCTTGTTAAAGCAACAGCATTCTTTGTGAGAGTCTCTATATCCGATACCTGAAGCTGTTCTTCTGGAAGCTTGCTTATCTGTTCAAGGAACTGACCGCATAGAAGCCTTGTAAGAGGTTCCGTGAAGTCAACATTCTTGTAGCGTTCTGTTTCCTCCATAATAGCCTTAAAGTTTTCCTGCGTCATTCTGAGCGTTTGTAGGGACTGCATAAGGTTAGAAGCATATCTTTGTACAGCTGATTTTGATACACTGTTTCCGGTGCTTTTTATGTAGTCTACGATCTCGTTATAGGTGAAATCAGCTTTTATCATTTCATCCACAGCTTCTTTAATATCAGGATGAAGCTTTTCAATTGCATAATGCTTTCGTTTTTTCTTTCCCATAGCAACTCCTACACTTCAACACAATCATCTTCTAACGCTCCGCTTAGCACCCGAATTCCTTTTGCCGTGAGCGCAATTGCTACATCTTCAAATTTACCATCATAAAAATCCTTTGCTTTCTTAGTATTGCAGTCTACAAGTTCAATATAACCACTTAAATTCAAGTACTTTATACTGTTTATAAAACTGTCATGATCATCATTTCTTAACGAGTATTCAAGGCTTGAAAGTCTGCATCGGCTCTCTGCAATAACATTCAGCGTTCTTAGAATTGTCCCGTTAATATGCCTGAAATTACCCTGATCAATTTTCTGTATAATTTTGTTTTTATTCATGATTAAATTCCTTTCCATTTTCAATTTCAATTCCATCATAATGCAATTTAAATGCATTATATAGGGCGTATAAATTATCATTCATTCTTAATTTTCTCAGTATTCTTCTTTCTCGAACTTTGACAGTCGCACCTGTAATCTTCAAAGATGTGCCAATAGTTTCATAGGAAAATTCATCCCAGTATCTCATTTTTATTAATTGGCGATCACTGTCAATGAGTTCTGAAATAGCTTCTGCTACTATTTGCTGTGTTTCTGATATTTCAATATGATCGAATTCATTTTGTACTGTTTCATCAGCAATAAGATCTATGAATTCCATATCGTCACTTTCAGATGTAACAGCCATATTTAGACTTCCGGAATTATTTAAAGGCTCATTCCGCATCTTTGACGTTCTAAGTCCTGCAACAGCTGCAAAAGCTTTCTTCAGTGTTTTGTTAAGGTAGGTAATATAACGATAATCCTTTTCAGGAGAATAATACTTAACCGCTTCCAGCATAGCTATATAACCCTCTGAAATAAAATCATCTGCATCTGGAATATACTCCCTGCCTGACAGCTGAAGTGCGTTATAATATCTGAAAGCAGTCTTTTTAATGAAATATCTCACTTGTTCCCAAAGCTGTGCACAAGCGGATTTATTACCGGTTTTAATTTCAATTGCAAGTTCTTCATTAGTCATTGTATCAGCTTTCTATAGGGAAAGAACACTTCAAATTAGAAGTGTTCTTTCAGTTTATAATAAGGATGTTAACTGGATTTCTTTAACTATTATTCAGATTTATTTATTATAACTATTTTAAATTAGTTATAATTGCTGTTGCGTCAAGTTCTTCAATGATTGGATCGAAATCAAGGTGAGCTACATAAAAGCGTTTATCTTTCATTATAGCTTCCTTACCCTCTGTTGTCTTTCGAATCATGACATCATATGTATTGACAACAATAAGATTTTTAGGGTCGGTAAGAATTATAATATCATCACTCAGTGACGGACATTCAATTACTGGAATTTTGACCGGTGCATTATAAACACTTTCCGGAACTGCGCCGCCTTTGCCGATCACCTGATTGAGCAGATAAAGTTCCCATTCCTGTGCTCTGCGAGGAGACATAAGCCAGCGAAGCTTGCCGTTATTGTATTTGTTTGGCAGTTGTGCTAAAGTCTTATAGAACATGTCAAGACTCATCGATATTTCAGATGAAGCGTCATAAACGTGACCGCCGTTCTTTATCTGCTTAATCCATCCGTCGTTAATTTTAAGGAAATCATAATCTTTATCAGTACTTTTCGTTTCTTCATCTCCATTTAGATAGAGATCTTCAAGATCTATGCCAAGCTGTGCAGTCATTAGATTTGTGACGGTTTCTTCGAAGCTTTGTCCCTCAATATTTTCTCTCAAGGTCTCTTCTGTTATTTCCCAAGGCAGTCTTACTGCTGTAGTTAAGTATTCAATCTTAGAAGTTTCTACATCAGATCTGTACCCATCGTCAGTGTTTTCGGTTTTCTTGCGAAGAATTCGTGACGCAATACCTATTTTATCAATTTCGCCTTTCTTAGATATGCGCATTTCACGGCGAACAAGTCCGCCTAAATTTGTAGATTCAAATATCTGCTGAACAAATTTTCGTGACTGCTCCGTATTGAGACGTCCGGAGGTCAGCATACTTGTATCAATTGCGGCTTTTCTTATGATATCTTTGAGATCTTTCATTGTTCTTCTCCTTTTTATTTTTTATAGATTAAAATGCAAATGAATCTTAATTGTTTTTCATTTCGATAATGATATTTCGGATTGTGTTTTCGGAAAGATGATACTTTTTTGCAAGAGCTTTATAATTACTTCCGGAAAACTCGCTGTATATTTTGCTATTACGTTCAAATTTCTCTAAAGTACTGGGGTGACAAATATAGATAGAACATCCGCCATAATTAAGTACTAACTTTTTATATGCATCAAACCCTATAAGTTTAATAACATACTGCTGTTCTTCGGTTAACTGTGATATCAATAGACTTGTTTTTTCATCCATATGCGATCATTCCTTTTTTATTACAACTGAATAATTTTATCTTTGGTTATTGATGATTTCCCGAACTGTCTTTTCACTCAGATTGTATTTTATGCGAAGTTCCCAGTAGGTTGCACCTTCACAATATTTCCTATAAATTTCTGCATTACGTTCATCCTTGCTTATTGTTTCTATAGAAGGAATATATATTGAAGCTCCTCCGGCATTTTTTATCAATGCCAATGCGTTTGCAGTACCTAAGATAGCCACCAGAAACTTAACTGTTTCATTTTCAGAGTTTGCAAGTACACGTTCTAAATTCATTTGCATCAACTCCTTTACATAATTTTAATATATTTTTCGGAACATTTACATTCACGTTTGTAAGAAAAAAATCGGAAAACACTCTTTGATTTTAAAAAGAATTTGAATTACAGCGAAAGGGCGGTATAAATCTGCCCTTTAAATTAAGAATGTTTTTTGGTTCTCTCTTTTCTTTTTCCGAGTATGTAACCGTAATTAAACATATAAATAGAAAACATCAGCATATCGTTTCTTCCGTTAAACTTTCCGACCTTTTCAAGCTCATAAAGCGGCAACACTTTTTTTAGAGCCAATGCTGTATTTTGAAATCCTAACATACGGCGAAGTTCTGCCGATTCACTTTCGAGTCGTTTGAGTAGTCTCTTTTCATCCAACTGCTTTTCAGAATATTTTTTCAATTCTTCAACAACAATTGAATCAATTTCTTTACTATAATGTGAATCTTCATAGTAAAAAGTTGCATAAACTCTTATGACTCTGGGTAAGAACGGCAAATTCCCTATTATAAAGCTATAAAACCGCTCCTTATACTCTTCAAAAGTGTAGTAACGCTTTGTATCTCCGTTGTTATATCTGTACCATGATTCAGAGTATTTATAACAACCAAGAAGAGAATCTTCAAAGGAATATGCTATTGATTTCTTGTATCTCTCTTGGGTGATCTTTGCACGCTCTATAACAGCAGCCAGAGTTTCCTTACTGCTAAAAATCTGATTTTTATTTTCTGACATTATATTTTCCTCCATAGTATCCGTTTAAATTGTATTTAACAGCTCTTGTGAGCGTTTAAATTTCTTCGGACGTGTAATTTACCGTCTTTTTTCACAAGTCCCTTAAATTTGATTGTAGGGGCTTGATTTTTCTTTCAGAGTGTGATATAATGATTGTGGTTTTAGAATGACGTTTCGTCATTACCTTGGGTGCTTGTTACTGCAATAACAAGTGCCTTTTCCTTTATATCACATTTCATTTAAACTGCGCTCCTTTACCCACTCGCTTCATAGCTTCTTCGATAGCAGCAACCGTTATATTACCCTGCTCCGCTGAATTGGCTACTTTAAAAAGGTTTATAGCATACCTTAGACCGCCTTTTTGTGAAGCTGCCTTACATAGGCATTTTATAACCGTATTATCAAGATTAAACGCATCAAAAAGATTTGAAATTTCTTTTATAGTAAATCGGTTTGATAAATTGCACGTATATTCAATACGGCTGTAAACCTGATCAAAGTCCTCTTTTGCTCTTCCTATTGTCATGCGATCTATAATGTCGGGTGTTCCGGCATAAATTACGCCAACTTCTGCACGGTCATTCAGAACTCTGAGTGTGTCAAACGCTCTTGCTTTCAGGTGCTGAGCTTCATCAATTATGATAAGCCTGTCTGTTCCTATTAGTTCGCTCACAAGCCTATCAAGAATATCAGAGGAAGAACCTTTACACGGTTCATCTAAAATTGAATTAGCGATAAGCTTAAGAACGGAGCAGGGAGACCATTTTGTAGCATCCGCCTGAATATAGATAACACCGTTCATAAGTGTCCGATAATTCTTCAACGCCGTTGTCTTTCCGCAACCCGACACTCCGGCTACAACTCCGGTACATTTATTAGCGTAAACATAATCAAGTGTATTTATGATTTTACGAGTGTTTTTAAGTGAATCTGTGAAGTCGGGTGCTTTTGTGTACGCTCTGCGCATCTCCTGCAAGTAAAGGAAAGAATCAATCTTCATAGCAGTTTCTTCATTGTCTCCGGTGTAAGAACCGTTGAGAAACTGAGATATGGTTGCAGCAGATAAACCGATTCTTTTAGAGATAACAGCTTGGCTTTGCCCAGTGTTTTTTATGTAGTTGATAAGTTTACCTCTTGTTTTTTCTACTTTATCCATTTGAATACCTCCTTGATAGTTTTGATTCATAGTCGTCTTCATCCTCATCAATCGGGAGAACGAAGTTATGTGAAGCAATAGCTTGTATTGTTTGTTCCTCTTCCTCAATATGTTTAAGCTCAGAACGTTTATCAGCTTCAAAATAATTAACAGTGGGAATGTCGCTTAAATCAAGTTCTCCAAAAGCCTTGGAACGTTTTTCATATACTTCTTCAATTGTTGGAACAACTATACCATGCGGATACATGGACCTTGCGAATTTACGCATTTCACTTTTGGCTTTTGCATTTTCTCTGATAACCTGCTTTGAAACCTCAGCTCCTGCTCCATATACGAACATTTCTTCGCAAGGCAATACTCCAAGAAAAGAATCATTGTCAGCAGAATAAATATGAATCGTCTTTACATCGCTTGTAAAGTATTTTGCATAAACCTTTTTGCCGATGTAGTTTATTACAAAATTCGATGTATAATAATCTTTTCGATCAAGCTCGGCAAATTTAACGCCATTCTTTGTAACTGTAACAGTTCTGGTTCTGCGGCGCATTACCATAAGCAATTCCTTATCTCCCACTTTTCGCATAGGCTGCTTGAATTCTTCTTTATAGCATTGTGCAGGTGTTCTTCCGTTCACGCCTTTACCGCTATGAGGTGTATTATTGTAAATATTTATGACGTTTTCCGCAATTTCCTTAAACTTCTCAAAAGTCATAACCTTATCGGCTATTTTATCATTGGTCTTTCCCAGTGACTCAGCTCGATGTTCCGGACGATCTCCACAGTATGAATCAAGCATCTTATTAAAGCTTTCTATACTTCTGAATGCTCGTTCTATAGACTTTGCTTTAGCATTATAAGGAATGGAATGTCTCACTTTAAGATTAAGTTCCGCTGCAAGCGAATAGTCATTATCCAAGTTGAAGAGATCATGAACTGTGTAATCTTTTCCATTATCAATCTGTATTTTCTGTGGAAGTCCGCATCGTTTTACTGCTTCTACAAAGCTGTCAAGAACCGTATCTGCATTCGGATCAGCCATTCTTATAACGTAACCTAAAATGTATCTTGAACGCCTGTCAAGCCATGTACTCAGCCATGCACGACCGACTTTGCCTTTATCATTTACGATAACATCATAAACATGGTGATCTGCTACCCATTCATAATTTGACGGTACGCTGTCATAATCTGTTGGAATACTCGGTAAGTAGTTATCCTCAAAGTATTTATTGCCCTTGCGATACAGAGCAAGCGTTGAATCAGGAACGGTGTACAGAAAACGCTTGAAGCTTGAAAGGCTCGGAACTTCTCCGTTAAAGTTAGAACTTACAGCATCATAGCACTGTTGTATTGACGGCTCTTTATCAGTAAGATAATATCTCAGGAACATTTCCTGCATTTCCTTTGTAAGAGAAGTTTTCATACCGCTGTGCCGTCCTCTGAGATCGACCAGTCCGCCTATGCCGTATTCTTCATACTTTTTAGCCCATTTTGCAACTTGCTGCGGATTGAATTCGAACATAGGGTAGTTCTTTTTCATGTATTTCACAAATTGCTTTAAATGATCTTTGCGTGGGTAACCGTCACGGAATTTGATATATTCCTGCGTGATAAGAAATTTTTCATCAAGTCTGTCACGTTTATCTTGTGAGAGCTTGTCTAACAGCATTTCTTCTGCCGTTCTCGGAGCAGGCTTTCTTCTCTTTTCTGCATATCTGCATTGAGCTTCCGGCGAAAGGCTTTCAAGTAATATCCGAAGCTGCTGTCCGTTCTTACCTTTGCCGGGGACGTATTTGTAGGTGAGCTGGTCACGTTCTGCATTAAGCTGAATTGCTCTTTCGGAAACATTCAAAAGTGCAGCAGCTTCTTTTACTGTTATCCAGTGTTCAGTCATTAACTTTCAGCCCCTTCTTTAAGCGCCGAAAGCATAATATTACTGTCAATAGAGAGGACGCAAGCCATTTTCTCAATTAATTCAGTAGAGGGAATCAATCTTCCTTTTATAATGAAGTTGATTGTCCCTGCTGAACGCTCTACCTGTCTTGCAAGCCACGGCTGTGAACGTTCCATTTCTTTCAGTCTTGCTCTGATGATTGCACCTAAAGGAGAATCCGGTCTTTTTTCTAACATTTTTTCAAAACCTCTTTTCTTTTTTGTTTTTTTGTGGTATAATAAAAATAATATAACCATACTCATATTATAACATTCGTATACGAATATGTCAAGCAGTTAAATTATTCGTATACGAATATTCGGAGGTTTGCATAATGAATACCGTTAATGAGCGTATAAGAATTGTAAGAAAAGACAACAATCTCACGCAAAAACAATTTGCTGATAGAATCTTAGTAACTCAATCCTATTTGAGTAGGTTGGAAAGTGGCAAAGAACAACCGAACGAGAAACTTGTCAAACTTATTGCGTTAGAGTTTGATGTTCCAACTGGATGGCTCGAAACAGGAATAGGGTCTCAATCAATCGACAAGACTTCTTTTGATTACTACGTTAGGGGGAATAATGAATTACAACAAGAGGCAGTACAAAAATCAATAGAAAGCTTTGCAGTATATTTAAAAGAGTTAAATAATGAAGTAATAAATATAGCTGCATCAGCAGTTGTTACGGAAATGAAAGGATTTCTTGAAGAAACAACACATTTAACAAAAGGTATGCAAATGAACACATTTGAGCAAATTACAAATGTTATGTTAAGTTTATGCGTTGAATTAAAACAGCTTTCTCCTGATATATCAAGAGAAGCCTTTAATTCAATTGCATGGAATTGTTCTTCACACTTAACCAGAGTATTATTAGACTTAAAGGATATCTATTTCACTCCAGAAACAGTTAATCCAGAAATTTATCTGTTTTCTGACAAGAAATAAATATACTATTTGTATTATATTAAGTTGATCATTTCTACGAACAGAATACAAAATCATTTATAACAAAAAAACTGCATTTTTGTCTATAATAAGGCAATAAACGCAGTTTTTATTTTGTTCGTAGAAAATGATTTTTAAGCGTTATTTGTTCGTAGAAATTTTGATACCGATGTTAACGATAAATAGGCATTTTTTGAACTTTTTCTTCATTTTTCTTTGAAACGTTTTTGAGTTGTTTATACTGGTCGGTTACAGCAGCCCAAGTACACGATCTTTTCGGCTGTATTTCTGCAAATCATTGTGTAATTTACAGTCTTGATATACTTGATTTTGTATGGTATACTTACATACAATGGAGGAGTGGCTCGCTTATTTTT